TACAAAGGTGTTGAACACCACGGGACCAACTCCGCTTGGCAAATTGCCCAGGCCCTGTGCAGTTCCGGACAAATATACTGCGGTAGGGCTTGCCCAAATGGTCAACTTGTCATTGGCGGTGGTTGGTGTCCCAACCACCAGTTGATTGGCAGCGTTGAAATATTTGCCAGCCGGGGCACCAAATTGAACCAAACTGCCTGTGGTGATGTATTGTCCGGTATTGCTGGCATATGATCCAATGGCAGCCGGGGTGCCGTTACTGTTTTGGAAGTAACCTGTGACCTCATTGGTTATTACTGTGCTTTGCGACCAGGTATAGTTTAATGCTGTTAAATCTGGGCGAGGAAAGTTGGCATAATAAAACTGTTGTAGCCCGGCTCTCCGCGCCAATGGCGTGATCTGGTTGATTACTGCATTAGAAATATCGTTGGAGGTCAACCATGAAAATTGAAAAGCGTATAAATCATTGGATTCCCACAAGGCGCCGTCACTGGCAAAAATGTCTGTGCTGGAATATTTGCCAGTTGGATCCACCAGGTCAAGATAGCGACTGGTTCCAATGCTGGCACGATTTACCGCAGTGCTTTTGAGAATACTGCTGTATTGAGTAAATGGAAACTGTGTGTAATCCTCACCGTTGACCATTCTATTTTGTGTGTAGTACTGGGCTGGGGCACGTTGTTTGATCTCGGCAATAGTTTCGCGTGCTTGTGCATTGGTCACAGGTTCGGTGATACCGCAAGTGAATGTGAGTGTTTCGATCTGTCCTGTGCGGCTCACATAACTGATGGGCACGCTGACACTTTGCATTTCAACTGGATTTATAATATAGGTCAACCCGTTGCTGGACCGTACATAGGTGCGGAACGTGCCCACTGGTATGGTTGAGAATACACCGTCGCCAAAATTCATGGTGATCTGATCGTTGGTACGACTTGTTACGCTGTAGATTGTTCTGGTACCCGGGGCCAACTGCTGAACTGCTGCACTGTACACGTTCTGTACTTTTTGCCAGTAGTTGTTGACATTGCCCACGTTGTCCAATTGGTAAAGCCACACATCGCTGTTGTTGATACCTTCAATGTTGATGCCCACTGCACGATTGCTTATGCGCTCAGGCAGATTAAAATCTTGATTTTCAAGTACACCTTGTTTGAACAAAAAGAAGAACCCGGTGTTGGCACTCAGATAACCTTGTTGATCGTTGCGGAACAACACATTAAACTGTCCGTTGGGCAAGGGTGGTGGCTCATAGACAAAATCCTCGCCAAGACTGGTACTGTTGACAACTTCAAACGGCATGTTCACAGTGTTAACAGTTGCAGTGTATGGAATCACTGGCAGGAATCCTGGTACCAAGTTGATGGTGTATTCCTGTGTGTCTACTCCTAGTATAACTTGATTGTTGGCCGGATTGCCAAACTTCTGTGTGTTTACCAAGCTGGCATTGAGTATAGTAGTGAACTGTTCCTGCCAACTAAGATTGGTAGGGTCGGCCCAGTTCACAGTAAGATTGGCCAGATTGATGCCGTTGTAGTCAGTGAGATTTTCTGTGGTGCTGATGCTAAACACCTTGAGGTAGCCAGAAGATTCGACGTTGCGCTTGGGGGAATAACTCACCAAGTTTGCAAGACGTACCACACTGTCCCTACGTTCGGCTGTGTCTAGATAATTTTCACGTGTGTTTAGATCTGTACGAAAGGCCAGACTCTGGCCCATAAAAGCCATGACATCCAGCAAGGCAATGAATTCTGAACTTTCAATGTAGTCGTTGAATGTTTCAGGGTAATATAGACGCAAATAATCCACAAAACTCTTGCGCAAGGTTTCAAAATCATAGCTTTGGAAATCAGCTTCTTGATAAGTTTGATAGATTTGTTTCCAGTCTTCAACGCCAAAAATCGCTGTTTGTCTTGAGGTTGTGGCCATAATTATTCCCTGTTCAAGTATTTACCTAAGCGTTAAACTGGGTAGATAATCGCCCTTAGACGTAAGCGGCGTTTCGTGTTTGTTGATCGAAGAATATGTTCAGTTGTTGAGCCGATGTGCTGGGCACCACTGCTAGACCTAGCTGTAAAAGCATACCATTTCGTTGTGGAAATATCTGTACGCCGCTGAGATACACTCTAGGGTCGCCAGCAGCCACACGCTGTATTTCTGCCACTATTGCAGACTGAGTCTCTGCTGTTTGATTTTCAAACAGGTAATTCCAAAGCACTGTGCCGTAGCCAGGACGACCCACTAGTTCGCCCTGCCTGATGTTGAAAGCGTTCAGAAGATCAATCTTGATCAGGTCAAAATCCACGGCTGTGAATTTTTTATTTTGATTAATGGTGTTGAATCCGATGAATGTGGGCATGTTGTATTTACACTTAAATTTTTGTTGTTATGCTTGTCCAGATTGGCCAAAGGTGTTAAGAATTAACTGTTGCTCTGCGTTTAACGGCAGAGCAGGGCCATTTGCGTCAGCTACATTTTGTATCTGCTGCCCTAACGATCCTGTAGCAAATTCAGCTAACTGTTTTTGTGCAAACCCAATGTCCAACAACGAACTTGATGATTTGGAGTTTTTGGTTACAGCTTCAAATGCCGGAAGTGGAATTTTGCTGCTGCCTAGAATTTTTACAAATGCAGAATCTACTGTGGCACGATTCACTGTGTTACTGTAGCCCGCGGCCACTTGTGTAGCACTTACTAAACTGTCACCGCCGCCACCAAACAGGCCACCTATACTGGCCAGACTACCAAAATCTCCTAGACTGGCAAAATCTCCCAGACTGGCAAAATCTCCTAGACTGGCTAGACTACCAAAACTATCAGTAAGGCCGCCGAGTCCGTCAGTTAATGCACCACCGAGGATATCAAGCCCGGCAGTTAATTCACCACTGAGACTGTCAAAGTACCCAGTTAATGCACCGCTGAAGTCGGATAGGCTTCCTAGATCAGGCAATCCACTGGTCAGGCTGCTTATATCAAAGTCTCCTAAATTACTCAGACTAGTCAGCGGATTTGAAAACCCTGCGGCAAATTCTGATGCTTTTCCAAGGATATCTAAATTTTGTATGTTTTTAGTGAGATCCGTGGTCAAGCCGCCTATGCTACTTGTCAATCCACTAGTGAGTCCGGTGGTGATATTGGTCAGGCCACTGGTGATTTGAGTAGTAACACTGCTAGGCAATAACCCACCTGTGATGTTGTTTAAACTGCCGGTCAGATCACCGGTAATCCCTTTGGCCCACTGTGTCACTGCCGAAGTGCCATACATACTGCCATTGGTAATCAAGGCTGATGCACCACCGGTTACAGTTTTTTCTAATTTGTCGGCAATGGAACCCAAATTGGTTGTGACTCCATCTAGGTTAAGTGCTCCAGATGTCAAGGACCCTATGCTAGGCAGTGGACTTGATAGAAAACTGGATATAGATGTGTTGGCCAGTGCCCTGGTTACCGAGGCCGGCAGTGCAAATCCTGTGGCAGCACTCAATTGACTTACAGTTTGCAAACCACTCTGCGTGTACACTTGTCCTATAGCAACAGCCACAGTCTGGGCCGCTGGCGGAACAATGGTGCCTGTGGCTACCAAGCTGTCGTAGCTGGTGCTCATCAATCTACTCATAGCATCACTTTGAGCCGACGAACTGCCAAGGAAATCTGTGGCAGTACCGATGCCATTTTTTCCTGTCCATATGCCTGGAGCACTCAGTACATCAGTTAGCGGGCTAGAATCAAAAATAAATTCTCTATAAGTCCCGGGTTTAACATATCCTGCTATTTCCAACTGTTGACAAGTCAGCCCATATTGCCCTACTCCTGTGGAGTCTGTCATGGTTGTGTATGGTTGGTCAATGAAATTAGATATCTGCGACAATAAGCCTTGCACTTGATTGGAATTGAGTGGCCCAATTGCAGGTGCTGTGAATGTGTTATTGGAGCCAGTGTTGGCAATGTCCGCCTGCGAAATTGGATTTTGTAACGGAGTATTGACCAAACTTGGAATACCAACAATGAGTGGAAGACTGTTCACAATAGACAATATCACACGATCCGGTACACCAGCTGTGCCGCGGTCTAACCGACTGAGTGCAAATGTTGTCACTGCGGATTGCACACTACCAATTTGTTGTCCGGCACTAAATCCTACCACGGATCCAGCAGCCACTTGCGTGTAAAAAATACGGTCAGCTTCGGCCTGTGTGGTTCCGGCCGGAGTATCAACTGTGAATCGCTTGCCAGACGGTAAGGTATACTTGAACTGACCCATGACTAGTTATCGGCAGTTATAGTGGTATTGGCTGGCAGATCAGGTGCATCCGGCGGAGCACTAGCTGATCCATCACTGAGCGTCAGAGATTCACTGACTCCTTGATTATGATACGGATATGGCTCGTGTGTGGGGGCACGAGTCACTATACTTTCGGTGCCAGTAGGAGAAACCTTCCAGCCTGTTGTGGCATTAAATTCTGTGTTGGGTTGCAGGTATTTTGTAAGTCCTTTTGGTGAAGATACCGGCGAACCCGGGCCGCTGTTGAGTAATAGCACTGTGCCTTTGAGGCTGAGCGAGGCCTTGGCGCTCCAGCTGCCTAGCTGGCTGTCTAGGGCCAGACTGCTGGCCGATTTGATACCAATAGAGCCTTGACTAAACAAGGTCATTTTTCCTTTGTTGGCTATGTTCAGTTCTTCGTCGCTTTGTAATGAAGTGGTTTCCTTGCCCTTCATGGAAAGTTTACCACCAGCATAGATGTTGACATCTTTGTCGGCATGTAGATTTAAGGTGCCTTCTGTGCGCAGGTTTATACTGTTGGTAGCATACACATCTAGAGTACCTTCTTGGCCTAGCTCAACCCAGGCTTGCCCGTTGGCGTGACAAATGTAAAAACAATTGCCGTCGTCGCTCATGGTAATTTGATGGCCTTTGCTGGTGCGTATGCGTATGAGATTATCCTTGCCCTTGAGATCCCCGTCGTCCATCACAAAGGTGTGTCCGCCGCGTCGTCCAACAACATTGGCGGTTGCGGGTTGCTGTTGGCTGAGCTTGTTAGTATCAATGCCAGCATCACCGCCGACTGCGCCAATACTACCTTGATATATAGCCCGACCCGGTGTGCTGATTCCGTAACAGTTACTAGGGCTTTCGCGCTGGCTGGTACTTCCAATACTTCCTCGTACTCGATCATTAACCAGACCTTGCTGGAACAGTATGCCAGCCACATAGCTGTGTACCGGCTTGGGTTGATTAAAATATTTAGGATTATCGGCAATGGCCGAATTTGAATTATTAATTTCGGTCACTGGCAGATAGTTTGATCCTGCCAGATAACTGGCTTGGCTATTATTTTGAGTAACCGCTTGAGATTTAGGAACTGACCCAATTGCCGGAATCATGTGTGTAATTCCTTGATTTGGAATGCAACCTACATAATAGCCTTGACTAGGATCGCCACCCACAAAAAAACACAACACTTGCACACCCACGTCTGGCGGAGTAAACCACATGCCGTAGCTTTGTGGATTTCCATGTTCGTAAGACCCTACTCCAGCGGTGGCGCCGGATGGAGTTGCACCATAAAACGGCGGACAATAATTCACCGTGCGCCAAGTGCTGGCATCGTCGGGGTTACCTGCACCAAACAATTCAATATACACTTGTAGACGCCCCGCTCTGGTAGCATCAACATTGTTTTTTACCATGCCGATAAACGGACCCATTTCGACGGGCATGCCACCGCGATCCATCTTGTAGTTTTTTGGTTGCCCGGTATTGCGGCCTATATTCTCGCCTGCCATTATGAATCGTCCTGTGCTATAATTTGTGGTGCTTCTGATGTGGCACCAGGGTCGGTGCCTGCCAATCCTGCATTGTAGTCAATGTCTCCAGTTGACGTTGGTTCTCCTGGCGGAGCCGTGGGCTGTGGTGATGCCACTGCATTGTCCGCGTCGGTATTTTCGTCTACAGTTGACCCAAAGCCAATTCCGGCATTGGCGCCATTTTCTAAATCCTGCGCATCCGCCTCTGATTGTGGTATTCCTGTGTTTCTGATATCTGTGGCTGTGGGCGTAGTGGCAACGCCTCTACCGTTGCTAGATGCAGGAGCAGAACTGTTTGCTAAGGGCAACAAGGATCCTACCAGATCCTGATTGAACACTCCTTTGCTGAAGGTATTTTTTACACTTTTAGCAATGTACGCAAATTTTTCTTGCGGTGCTCCTGCAGTGTTGTTCACATTCATGATGCCAGTGGCAAAGTTGTAATCAGTGGGGCGATTAAAACTCACAGTAAATGTGACTTCCTGGCTGTCGTAGTTGATGCCGCCATCAGTGTTGAACGGCTTGAAATCAAAGGTTTGTGCATTTACACCAAATGATGCTTCACCTTGTTGCATCCAGGCTGGGTCGCCGATAATCTTCATGCGCACTTCGGCAAAATCTGAGACACTGTACAAAAATGCAGCGGCACTGTCGGCTGGCTCGTTGACATAATTGGCCTGGCCTTGACCGCGTTGCTCACTGGTAGCCATGTGTGTCTGCTTGAACTGATCACGCCCGCTAGGAGGAGCCACAGCCAGTGCGCTAGGGTTTCCGGTCAGGGTCACGTAGTAGGCCTGATTGTACTCTTGCTCGTAGCTGAGTATCTGAGTGTTAAGGCCGGTAAACCAGTAATTGTAGGCCTTGTGCGCTCCACGATAAGCACTGTCTGCAAAATATGGACTGGCCATTTGATTTATTGCATATGGACTGATAGTAAACTTCATGCGATAGGCGTTGTCTCTGCGTTTTTTATCATAGCCTAGTTGCGTGGTTGTTAGACTGATTTTGTACCAGGCAGTTACGCCACTGTGGCCGGCATTTTTATTTGTTGTTTGTTTGCCATCCTCGTCAAAGGTTACTTTTTGTTGTCCGGTAATATAAGTGCTACTGCGCATTACCTGATCGATGAGTTGAACAATCTGCGTGCCAGCCAAAATTGACCATGTTTGAGTGTTGGCATTAACAGCGTCAGTGGCAGGATTGACTTTGTCCGCTGCTGTTTTGACCACCTTGTTGGCTGTGTTTCGGTATATGACTGGACCTGGCTTTGTGACTTTGGATGCGCCTATCGAGGGTGGTGCAAAATCAACCACATATTGATCAGCAATGGTATAGGTTCCCTTGGCTACAAGATCGCGTTGATATTGATTCAACGCATCGCACAGCCCTGTGAATATATTGCTTCTGCCTTTGG